CGAGTCGTCCTGTTGTAGTGCCTGCAATATTGAAAGATGTGAGTATTCGCCCGTTTCCATCAATTTGAGTACTAAGGAATGATATCTTTTTTCCGAGTTCACGTAAAGCGTAAAGGTGCCGGACGATAGGTTCTGCATAGAAGTAGTGCTCCAATTTTTCGAGGGCGCCCCGATCCACGGTCGGCCGGCGCTCGCCATTGGCGCCACGTTTCCACTGGACAGGCAGGCCCATTACGTTGAAAAAGAGGTCTTGGAGTTGTTGGTCGGAGGGCCACAGGTTTTTACGGTTCTTAGTGATCTCGAAGTCAAATCCGACGCCTTCGCGGAGGATATGGTTGAGTTGCTCGGCGATGCGGATGGTGTCCTTGCGGTAAGAAAGGAGGACTTCATCGCGGCGCGGCAAGTCGATGAGGACGCCGCGAGCGTTCATTTCTAATATTGGGCCTTGGAGAGATTTAGAGAACTCGTAAGTGGATCGGGTTGTGTTTGTTAGCTGTGTAAGGAGGGCCTCGAGGACCTCGTAGGTGACCATTGTATCCAGGCCATTGTAGACGTACAGGGAATCCTCTCGTGAAAGGGACTTTGGATCAAGGGTTGCTGTTTGGACTATTCGCATTCTTTATAAGCTCCTTTAGGATTTTCTTTCCATTTTTAATGGATCGAATAGCATTTACAGCTTCGCGCACCTTTTGGCTCACAGCTGGCGCTCTATCAGGTCTGTGTCTCTTTTTGCGCATCTACAATCTTCCTCTGGAATCAAGAGGCGCCGTTTGGACTATTCGCATGTTTCTTTCTTTTTATCTACGTGACTCATAAGTACAGCACAGGCGAATACAAATAACCCGCCAAGCCAATGCTCTGTCGCAAAGCCAAACATTGATATAAGGCCAAGTAAATCTGCTTCCTTAACCTTCGGCATTTAGTATCTCCTTATCTACAATCTTCCTCATCTCAACTTTGATGTTCTGCGTTTTGGCTCGAACCAGCGACCGCCGCATTCCTTCAGACCAACCTAGATCGGTGTAAAACGCGACTAGGCTTGCAGCCCGCCACCAAGCATAACCGCACCGAATCCCTAAGTCTCTTTCGTCCGGGAGATCGTCTCGAAGAGCCCCAGGGAGGATTTTATGGGACGCGTAGGGAGATTCACCTCGGATGATGGAGTCGCGGATTGCGAGGTCGAGGTAAAAGAGGTTGCGCTCGAAGTTGGACTCGGTTTCGGCGCGGTAGGGGCTTTCGATAATGACAAGTCGCACTCAACCATCCTCCCTCGGTTGGTGTCTATTGCTGACGCTTGGCGGGTGAAACAGCAAAGACGTAGTGGGTTAAGGCAATAGGGCTTGGCAGCTAGTGCCTGTAGTTTTTGTCGGTCTCGCTTTTCCATCATTCATCCTCATGTTTGATGGTTTTAGCTTTAGCATCGGCGCGCATTATCTTCCAGGCCGCTTCCTCGGTATAGATACTGCCAAGGAATCCAAGTCCTTTTCTAAGTTCTGGATAGAGTGCGTGACTCAAAAGCATGGAATCCTCTTCGCAACGAGAAGGAGTTATACCGTATTTTCGCCATAAGAAATGAATGTCGTATAGGCCATTGTGGAACAGCTTTGGCACGTTCAATTCACAAATCTTCTTTATAAAGTGCCAAGCTTGCGTCTCATCTTCCGCGCTCCAATAAGAGTTGCCGGGCTTTGAGTTGTCGAAGATGGGGATGACGAGGGTGTGCTGTGTGGACCACGCGAAACCGATACAGGTTATTTGGTCGGCGGCGGTTTCGATGTCTATAGAAAGGCGGTTGGCGGCTTGGAGTTCGGGAAGGAGGCGCTCGATGTCGGAAAGGGTTTCGGGGATGTAGACGAAGCGGGCTGGGCGGCGAATATCTGGGTGCTCCGCTTCCCGACGCGCCTTTATGAGATCGAAAACGACGACGGGACGAAGGCGCCACTCGCCACGCATTAAGTAGGCGGGGTGGAACGTGGCAAGCATTTTGCCAAACGGGCTTGGCGCAACAGTTCCGCGCGTCTTAGTAATAGCGCCAGAGCCGGTGAGGAACCAGAGCGCGGTGGCGCCCAGGGCGATGATGAGGTTTGGTTTGTGTTGGCGCAATTCCTCTTTGAGCCGATCAAGTTCAGGAATGAACTCTTCTCGAAGATACTTTCCGGGGCGTATAGCTGGAAGGTTCCCCCAGCGCGGCCCGCAAATATCTTCAATACGGTTCCCCGGCGGCTGGAAGTTGAATACGTTAGTGAGATATATGCCTGCGTCATGGTAGATCAGGTCTCGGTCGTTGTTGTTCCAGCCCATGTGGGTTGCAGAACCCTCGGGGATTAGGCTGGCCTCTTCGCAAAGGCGATTTAGTTCGCGGCCGGTAGCACCCATGAAGGGGCGCTTGTGAAGGGCTTCGTCCTTTCCCCAAGCTTCCCCTATCACTACGATCTTTGTCATCGCCCCTGCCGGATGTTGTGGAGGATTAAAAGGCGCTCTTTTATTACCTTGATTTCCTCTTTAGATGGGGTCTCCGGGATGATAGGGCGGCGGAGTTTTCCTTTCCTGTACTCTCTCATATATTGGCGTATGTATTCACGCGATCTCGTCGGCATCACGATCAATCCACCGCGCTAAAGAGATTAACTGTTCGGCGAGTTGGTAGGCGCGCTTTGATGATATGTCTATCTCAGCGAGCTTTTCGCGCTCGTTGTAAGAGGTTATTGTGATGTGCTGTGGGTTAAGTCTACTCGGGGTCAACGTCGCCACTACTCGTCTCTGCGAGAGCGTTTCGGGCGATGGCGGCGAAGTCCTCACTAAGTTCGAGCCCAAGCATTTGGTTACATCCAAGCCGTTTTGCTGCACGTAGGCTGCTTGCGCTTCCGGCGGTAGGGTCCAGAAGTCGTGTGTCACTGGCAACGAACATAGAGAAGAAGTGTTCGAGCATTGCTTGGGATTTTTCATGGGCATGGCGCTCGCGTTGAGTTGGGGCGGAGAAGAGGTTGTCACGGACTTGGAGGATTTTAGCGTCGCCGCGCCAGCCGTAGAAGGCCATCTCGTAAACGCGGCGCGGACGGCGGTAAGGGTCCGGGATGATGCCCTTCCCGTCGGACTTGTGCCAGATCAATGGCGCTTCGTCGAACTGAAAATCCTTGAGGAGCTTGAGCATTTCCCAAGTGTTTTGCCACTCAGCGGCCGCGAACCAAAAGATCATGTGGGCAGAAGGGGCGCAGAAATTGTCGAGGTTGCCAGCGAGGGCGTTGAAGAGCTGGTAGTAGGTGTCGCGGGTGTCGGTGTAACCTGACGGGTTTTGGCCAGAAGATTGGGAGTCGATGCCGTAAGGGAAATCGCAGTGGATGAAGTTGAATTTGTCCTGGTCGTGCTGCGCCCACTCGATGAAGTCGGCGCATAGTATAGGTGAGGGTGTATCGTTAACGGGGTTAACGTTGTGTATAAGGCTGTCGTCCCGGCGCCGGCTAACCTCCTGCGCCTTATCCAGCGCGGACTTAAAGGTTTCTTGCCGTTCGACGAGAGGGTTGGCGATTTCGCGGGCGACAGTTAAGTGCTGTGCGACGTGGGCTGGTGTTGCGTTAAGGGTTCGGGCGGTGGCCTCCTGCGTCCACGATGGGTCGGCCTCGCGTTTGAGCCGGTGGTACTTTTCTATAGCTAGGGTTCGTTCTTGCCAGGAGATGTCTTTTCGTCGGATGTTTTCTTCGAGTTCAATTAAGGACAGTGTAGCGTTGTCGAGTTCGTCGACATATTGTGCTGAGACATGTGTCCAACCAAGTTTCCTAACAGCGTTAAAGCGACGCTCGCCAGTAACAAGATTACCGTCGCGTGTGATGACGAGCGGATGGATGAGTCCAATCTCTTTAATACTTGCTGTGAGTGAGTCGATGTCGTCGATGACACGGCGCTGGCGCTCCTCACGAAGGACGGTGATGGAGTCGATGGGGATGGAGTGGAAAACTCCTGAGGTCACTTAATTTACTCCTTGAAAAGTTGCCCCGAATCCTTCGGATGCTCGGGACCACACACCAGCCCTATTAGGGTATCAGGCCATGCTACCTCGGCGCACCGGAGCTTAGTTAGCCCGCGCTAGCGAACTGGTCGATCTCGGCCGAAATCCGCATCGTGCCGTCGTTACTCCGAACCGGCCGGTGCTTGACGTGCGCCATCACCTGTTTGCCGGGAATGTTGGCGAAGCACTGTGACACGGACCAGTCGCCATCAAATCCCATCGCGTTGCGGAAGAAATCGCGAAGGGACGTTTCGAGGTAGGGGCTGTCCCAGAACGTGTACTTGAGGGTTACGTCCGCGAGGGAACGGTTGGCGGCGGTGAGGTGGGCTTGAAGCGCCTCTTGGTCCACGTCGTCGCGGGCTTGAAGGAGCCGGAGGCTTACCTGGGCGCCGTCCGTCTGCTTCTGCGGAGACTTAATCATCTCGTGCGGGCCGACGATTGTTGCGAGGTAAGTGCCCTGCGCGATTGGCGGAATGTCCTTGATATCGTCAAGGCGGGTTGTGGAAGTGAGGATGGACTCGAACGTTGACATAGGTTAACCTTTTGGTTTTAGGGTGAGTTAGTTTGTGCCAAGTTAGGTTCTAATTGTTGTTAAAACAGTTTGTAGAGATCGTCCATCGAAAGTTCGGACGCGAACTTAGGATCGAACGCCCGGGGGTCTTTGAGGTCGATCATGTTTGTGGAACGGGTGCGGAGGGTTCGGATTGGGTTAGTGCCGACGGACTTTGTCGCCAGGGTTACACTTTCGAAGTATGTAGGGATTTCGGGCGAGATGGCAGAGCCGATGCTCATCGGGAGTCCCTTTGTCATTCCTTCTTGTTCAAGGTACTTGATGTGGGCGAGGACAAGTACGTTACAATTAAACGACGCGGAAGTCAACATAGCTATGCAGTTCATCAAGGCCTGTTGAGCGGTGAAGAAGATAGCGCGGGCATCAACGCCCTTGGTTGGCACGCCTTCGGGGATGCCGCTGGCGCCCTGGAGCCCCCGTGCCCAAAAGAAGGCGGAACGGGCTTGCGTGGTGTGGGAATCGACGACGCAGATGGTGTCTGGTCCCCACTCGGAGGGTTTGGAGCCGTCTTCCCACTTGTCCAAGGCGCGGAGGGAATCGACGAAGGCTTGCGGGGTGCCGTCGATGACAGGCCCCATCGGCGTGGACTTCATCTTGTCGCGGAATGACATGAACTCGATGTTGTCCAGGCGCTCGGGGCACTCCTCTTTAACCTTCATGATGAGGGTTGAAAGGAGTTGGTCGAAGTCGAAGATGCGGAGGCGCTTGTCGAGCTTGGCGACGAGGGACCACAAGGAGGTGGTTTTGCCGACGCCGGAGTCGCCGATTAGGAGGCGCTTGGTGATGGTGGAGGATTGGTGCGCGCTAGCTTTTGGCATCTTCTTGCTTTTCCATCTTATTTAGAAGTTCGGCTACGGCTTCAGCTTGTTCTTTATTGAAATGCACTCCTTGCACATTCGCAACTCCAGAAACATGCCAATCTTCACAAGACTTCCAGCCGCAACCGCATGGTATTGCGCGATACATTATCTAACCTCCAACGGATTCATCCAGCGCTTCTCGAAGTCCGTTTTCAAGAATTCCTCCCGCACTTGCGGTGACTTGGAGCACACGTTAAGGAACTGGCACCCGCCGTAGTTCATACAGGCCTTGTCGTTCTGCGGGAAGTGGTTCTTTAAGGTGGCTTGCCAGATGTTGTGGATGTGCCACTCCGCATCCACGATCCATTCCTCGCTTTGCTCGGGCGTGCGGAAGGCGAAGCCGCGCTCGAACCGGGTGAAGCCAACCGCGATTTGGGCTGCGTCGATCATCACACCCTTGACGGGGAGCTTCCAGATGACTTGGCCGGCGACGGTGTAGAGAGACATTTGGTTGTCGGGGGAATAGCGCTTGAAGTAGTAGGAACCGATTGAGGCGCCGGTTGTTTTTTGGTCCTGGATGTAGAAGTCGCCGGCATATTCGACGAGACGGTCGAGATGGCCGCAAAAGGTGATGTCGTCCTTGTAGGGGAACTGGAAGGTGAGTTCGACGGCCGGCTTGCCGTCCTGGAGGATGACGGTTTTGCAAGGGTCGTCTTTGAACTCTTCGAGATACCAAATTATGGAGCGAATCAGGGTTTGCGGGTTCTTGATGTTGTCGCCCTCCCAGCCTTTGATAGATTGAAGGGTTGTGTGGACGATGTATTGAAGGGCTTCGTCATAAGGGATGTCTCGGGCGCGGAGGTTGTGGTAGGATTCGAGGGCGGCCGCGTACCAGTGGCCGAATGTTATGTTGTTGTTGAGGGATTTCGGGGACCAACCGTCCAAGACGGATAGCTTGTACTTGTAGAGGCATTCTTTGCCGAGAGCGAGGGTGGTGGAGTTCCAAGCGTACTGGCGCCCATCGGGGAGGTATGGGGATGGGGTTGTTGCGGTCATAAGAAGCACTTTCCTTCTATAACTCTACTCGTCGCGCCACATACGTCACAGCGGTCGAAATGTGCCCATCCTAACGGTTGCGGTGACCATTCTATTATTAGCCACTTGTGCCAGCCGATAGCGCACAGGAATCGTTTCATAACAAACCGAGTTCTTTTAGATCAACCGGCTTCTTTTCCGCCGTCCCTTTCCCGGTCAACTTGAAGTTGGCCCGGGCCTGGCGATAGTGCTCGATGATGCGGTTGAGGTCGAGGTTGGAAAGGGAGAAAGGGTCGCGGGCGAAAAGCTCGGCGATAGTGGTGTCAGACATTCTCTTTCCTTTCCCTCAACTTCTGTTCAACTTGAACGAGGTGCTGACGCACGAGTTCGCGGATGACCTCAGAGGCGGACTTTGTTTGGTAGATGGTGTTAAGGCGCTCGAGTTGGCCTGGAGATAGAAGGATTTGGTGGCGGGTGTATTTCATCTCAGTCTAATCTCCACTCTGTCCTCAAACTCTACGAGCTTGAAATCGTGGTAGGCGACGTGGCCGCACTCGCGCCGGGCGCGGTACAATTTCTGCAATAACGCGTTAGGCTTATTTGATGAAATCGCAATGCCGAAAGGAGAAGAAAGGGCTTGGTTCCAAAGCTCGATAAGAAAAGGGAGTTCTGGCTCGGAGAGAGGAGAGTTAAGGGATGGACGGCCGCGTTTAGCCACATAAAATCCTTTTAGGGAGGAACCAGCCCGGTCCAGGGAGCGGAATACCGGGCTGGCCCTCTCAACCTCTCGCAAGAGCGCGAACGAGAGGGAGACTAGATACCGGCGGCTTCGAGCACCTCGTTCCCGGCCTTTTCACGGTCGGCGAGATTGCGCTTGGCCCGGCGCTGGTATTCGTCGCGCTTGGCATCGAGGAGCTTGCTCGCGTTTTCCGTGAGGGCTTCGCCCTTCAGTCGATCGCCGTGCTTGGCGAAGAAGGCTGCGGCCAAGTCCTCCTTGGCGAGGCGGAACATTTCCTTCTCGAGAGGATCGCGTACAACGCGGACGGCACCAGCCCGGCGCTCGCCGAACTTGTACGAGGTCGCGTATTCGTTCACCTGGCCCTGGGCTTCGGCGACCTGCTCCTGCGTAAGAGAATCGGAGCCGTTCAGCATCTTCTTGATGCGGGCGGCCATGTTGTTTCGGATGTTTTCGAGCCGGGTCTGTTGAAGGGTGTGTGCCATGCCCTCGTCGAGGATGGCGCCGGCGACGATGCCAGGATCGGTCGGTACTTCGAACTTGTTGCCTTGGATGGTGATTTCGGCCACTGTCGTTCTCCATGTGTGTCGGTGTTGACAATTATCATTATGGTGGGTGTATGTGTATTTGTCAACGGGTTTTGTGTTCTCGACGCCACTTTTCCGGCTCCATAAACGAACAATTTTCGCACCACACACCAAGTTTCTCTTGACGGGCGGCGTTTTCTTCGTCGCGGTAAAAGCCGTGGGAGTAACGAGTGTAGTCGATGGCTAGGCCGACAGATACAAGGCTAGCGCCAAGATCGCGGCCAAGAACAGAACACTTAGCAACGATACGGTGATAGCGATCTGTGTCGCGTGGATTGCAGCTGACGGACTCATTGAGGGTGATCCTTTGGAGGTAGGCGGTTGCCTGGGCGCCGCCGGGTTGATCGCGCTCTGGGGCGTCGATGCCCCATAAGCGTATGCGTTGGTGATTTACCTCAATGGTGTCGCCGTCGATGACGCGGGCGGGGCCGCTTATGGCGGACTCTGGGATGGAGAGGGCGGCGGCGGTGCCTACGAGGATGAGGCCGGCAAGGAAGTGGGTTGCGGTCATTTGGGCTCCTTGAAGGCGTCTCGGGTGGCGAGGGCGTCGCGCAACAACATCCGGCGCAATGTAACGTCGTATTCGATGCCGGGCTTAAGTGTCTCGCGCGCCGCCTCCACAACCGCCTCGTCCAGTATCTGCCTTTCGGATCGGCCCTGTTCGCGTGCCGCAGCGATGTCTTGGCACGCCTCGCACAGTCCAGTACCGCCAATATTTGCTGCGGCGTGGCCACACGACAGCAGTTCCGCACCCTCGCGACGGGCTTCGGCCATAAAAATGCGGCGCAGATAGTACGTGTCACGCCATGGGTATAATGATCCGCAGGCGCGACACCCGACATAGTTATCATGCCCCTCGGCGAACCACTCCCAATGACAGCAGCTTGCCTCGCAGGACATCTCTTGACGCAGGAACGCGCTGAAATCCGGTCCCACATCTTTAATCGGTTCCCGCGCCCGCTCCACGTCGTCGGGCGTGGGCTTGGCATTCATAATGGCTTGAGCCGTCTCTACAAATGCAGGCTCTTGATTAGTCGTATTTTTGAATGTTGCTGATTGTCCTGAAGCAGTTTCATTCAAAGCAAGCCATTCTTTGAATGCCGTCCATAAGCCCCGCTTCTCGATAAAGACAGCCGCACGGATATGACTGTTTTGCTCAAGACGAAGATGTGCGTCTTTTCTTGATGCCTCAATCTGTAACGTCTTCGCGCTGCGACGGGCCTCGTCGCGCTCCTGGGTGAGGCGGGCTATTTCGTCCTGCTGTTTTCCTAGAGCCGCTTGCATTTCTCGCGCTTTGGCAACTATCCATTCAGCGTCGTTAGCATCCCAATAGGGCTGCTCGGCGTCCTTCGTGGGCACCGGCCAAACTCCACAAATTTCACATTGACCATATTTATCAATGTTACTGTGATTACAGGCGTCCTTCGTGGGATCAGAGGTCATGGCTCAAAACCAATCTGCGGCGTTGAAAAGCACATTGCCGTCCGGCATAGCTGTAACTGCACAGCCGTCGCTGGCTATGAACGTGATCGCGCGGCCAGTTCGACGCGCCTCAGCAATGTAGGGCGCGTTCTCGGCACGCTCGCGTTCGCGGATAGTCGGCTTAATAGTGGGGTCAGAGGTCATGGGGTTTCCTCGGGATAAGGTTCCGCGCTCGGTTCGGTCGGTTCGGGCGGAGGGGTGGTGGTCATGCGACAGGTATCCCGGTGCGTTTTGTGAAATTCGATTTCCGCTCGCGCCGACGTGCGTGCAGCAGGATTCGGATCAGGTTTGTGATCGGGCGGCGCTTGAACAATTCCAGCGGCCAACCGTCTTTGGTGATCCAGATGTATTGGCTCACCCCTCGCCTCCGTCGCTGGTGTCGGGAGGGGCGGGGAAGGTGGAGAGGGCGTCGGCGAGTGCGTCATGTCCGCAATCGCAATCTGCATCCGTATCGTGTACGAGCATTCTACCACAGGTATCATTGTGCCCCCGATCCAGTCGTGTCCGCGCCGCCTCGATCAGCGGGGGGAGGGCGGCGAGGGCATTTCTAGCCGACGTTTCCGCGATCTTTTCAGCCATCAAACGTCTCCAAATCTACCAGAAACAGTTCCTTCTTGAACCGGGTCTCTATCACATACCTAACATTCATTTCCTGTTCAAGATCTTCTCCTTTCGCGAATCGTGAGGGGATGCGCCAAGGATCAAGATGGAAGACAGTCTCCCATTCCAGACCTTTCGATTTATGCCCGCTTAAAAGCTGAATCGGCCCCTCTTGTTTAAAGAGAGCTTCGGCGTGCTTGATAGCCTGTCCGAGGGTTTCGTGGTCCTTGGTTAGTACGCGAAGGCAGTCGGCCTTTTCAAAGACAGTCTCTTGGCGCTTAGCGCGCTTCAGCTCCTGTTGCATCCATTTGTCAATCAGTCCTTGGTCTGCGGGGCCTTCGAGCGGGCCGAGCTTGCGTATAATCCGCACAAGACCTGCACCGATGTCCATGCCGACAAGCTTGATAGCACGGCCGCTGGCGAGGAGCTTGAGGGCGCACGAGAATAAAGGAGCGTTGTTACGGCAGATTATGGCGCTGTGGTCAGGGATGCTGTTAGCGTTCCACGTTTCAAGAACTTCAACCCGCCCATCCTCTGCCCCTTCAAACCATTTCATGTGAGGCACTCGCGACCACGCCCGTTCCACCCCGCGCTTGGGGACGCGGAAGGTTACTGAAAGCGGAAGCTCGTACATGTCCCAGCGTTCTTTCGCAGCGAGCATTCCGTTTTGCTTAGCGCCACGAAAAGCGTAAATAGACTGATAAGGATCGCCAACGCCAATGAGGCGGCGATGGTAAAGTTTCGCCAACATTTCATGCTGAAGCTCGTTTAGGTCCTGGAACTCGTCGATTAGGACGAGAGGGTATTTGGGGAATTGGCCGCCAAAGATTACAGGCATGTAAATCTGATCGTCGAAGTCTATCCCGCCGGCGTAGGCCGCCTCGATCCCTTTGTCGAGCACGTCGAGGGTTAGTTTGCGTTCCAGATCGTCTGGCTGCTCATCACCTGTATCAAGCCATTCGTCGAAGTCACTGAAAATTGGATTTCCAATAGAAGCCCAGCGTTGCGGAACGAAACCGTCACGCTTTGCTCGTCGGACGTGACCAAGCACGGCTGCCATTGACTCTCGGCCGGCGGGCTGCTGGGATTTGGGGAGGTCATTTATTAGGGTCCGGAGAATGTTGTAGGATTTGCCTGTGTCGAGGGTGAGGCGCTTGTTTATGGCGCGGGACCACACCTCGTGGCCGAGAGAGTTTAAAGTACGAGCCTGGACGTGGCTTGGTAAGCGTTTTTGCATCTCGAGAGCAATACGCTTGTTAAATGCCAACGAAAGTATAGGTATTCCTGTAATTGCGTTACAGATAAACTCTAAAGTAGTTGTCTTAGCTGATCCAGCTAAGGCACTAATTATCAGATTAGTATCTGTTGTCTTCGCTGCCTTTATTATCTCTTCTTGTTCAGGTGTTGGCGTAAGCATTTAAAGCCTCCTGTGCTTCATCTCGCGTTGCGAAAACGCCCAAATGTAACCTTTCATATTCTCTTGTTCTAACTCTTACGCGCCAAGGCTTTGAAAATTGCTCGCCACGAAAACTTATTCCACCGCGTCTTGCTGAATTTAAAGTGTTTTCAGCATTAGTGATCTGGCGCAGATTAGCTCTGCGGTTGTCTAAACTGTTTCTGTTTATATGGTCTATAACATGTTTTCGTGTTGGAAGTATTATGTTTCCAGCGCGCTTCCACACCTCGTTGTGCATTAGGATTTTGATTTCTAATCGTGCTGCATAAAAGTTATTGCTCTGTTTGTTGGCGTGCCATTTCCAACACATCAAATATTCGTAGTCTACAGCGTCTACTACGGCAAACAAACCTCGTGTAAGAGGTATTTTGCGGGCGGCCTCGATGATTGCGGCCTGTTCTGGGGTTGGGGTCACTTACCCCTCCACGATAAAGAATGAAGTGTGGCCGTCTGCAATATACTCCATACCATATTCAACGGCGTCTTCGTAATTGACGAATATTGCAACGAGTTCGCCCTTGAAACTATACTCTGTATCTTTTGAAGGATGAGGTGCGCGATATACTCTGTATCTGCAATCGTTCATAGCAAACCAAGCTCCTCTAAGTCTACGTTGCGGATAGTTGGGGCTGGTGTTGGTTTTTGCCAAACGTAATCGCGAATCCACTCAACGCTTGTTACGATACAATCGCGGCCGTAGTTGTCGCGGGCTTCGCGAGATATGATGCTTAAAAGCTTCCGCGACTCATTGTTAAACACGGCGATGTTCCCTGACTTTAATGGAAGGAGGATAATGATGTCGTTTGAGTAGCGTCGGGATAGGGCTTCTTGCTCGTCCTGCGTCATCCCGATCTCGTCCCATCGGTCACTCATCCTCGACTCCTCGGCACTTTGAACAAGCGCCCGTTTCTATCCCGTAAGCCCAAACGATTGCGATGTCCCCTTGCGGGACAGTTTCGCCGCAGCAGTCGCAATCGCTGAGGAGGTATTTGCGCTCGCAAGGGGAACAATAGTCGTTCCCCTCTTGAGCTTCCCTCGTGCCGCAGTTTTTACACAACATTAGTTGTTTCCTTAAAAATCCCCAGGTCAGGGCGGCCAGCGTCGCCACCCAGGCGGCACCCAGAGGCGGCCAGGGCGGCGCGGTCGGCGAGGAAGGGCCAGTATCCCGACAAGCAAGCCGCCCGCTATCGTGTGGAGGGCAGCCGCTGAGAGGCGGTCAGGCACGGCGAGGGCGGCAATGCTGCCGCCCAACACCAGCGCCGCGAGAATGCCCTGCGCTTTGCTCACCTTGGGCCTCGCCATCCATGCGTAGCATTATACCGCCGGATGCTCGCTTCTCGCGCGTCCAAGGCAGCAAGCTCCTTTTCTGGGGTCAGAGGACGCCTCATCGGCTTTGGCCGCCCCCGTATGGCATCGCGAGTGTCTCCCCAAGGAATAAACCTGACTCCAGGCTCATCCAGATAGAATGGATCGGCACAGCCCAGCGTATAGACGCACGGCCGCCCTTCGTGCATCGCCCTCTCCACGGGCTCAGGGTCAGCTCCGTGGATTGACGCCCACCAAAATTCGGTTTTGCGCGTATCAACAGGCATTCATCGACCCCAGGGTTAAGGCTTCCAATTTGCCGCACTCGCTCGCGGCCGCGTCTAACAGCCGGCGGATAACCTCGTCGGCAACCGTGAAGTCGTCAGCCGCCTCCTCGCACTCCGCGGCCAGCGTCAGCGCGCCGGCTTGGCGGAAGCGGGTCGCGGCCAGCATCAGCAATTCCGGCTGCTGCGTGGCGCTGGCCTCCGCTGCCCGGTAAAGCAGGGAGGCCCCGGCGGCGCATTGCCGCCAGCGCCACTCGACCTCGGCTGGCATCAAACGACGATACCGTCGAGTTCGCGGTTCGCGGCCTCGATGTCGTCAGGGCTCGGCAGGGCCTGCAGCGTAGCCTCAAGTTGGTCAACGCGCAGCGCTTCCTTATCAGCGAAACCAAGGCGGCGATAAACCTCGTCCATGACCGCGCCGAGGCTGGCGCCTTGGACGGTTTGGTATTCGCCGCCGTCGTAGAAATGGGCGGTTAGCTTTATCTTGGGTAATGCCTTGCTGTCGTAGCGGCTGGGGCCGGATAGTGTGATGGATAGAGTACAAGCTGATCCAGGCTTCTTTCCCTCGAGCTTGTAGATTTCCTTGGAAAACTCGATGATGGTAGCGTGGAGGGCTTGTTCCATGTCAGTGCTCCTTCAAAGGCCGACTATTGCAAGGATTTTATCCGCCTCTTTAACCGCGTCGCGCTTGGCGACACGTTTCATCCGGGCTCGCTTTTCCCTTTCCTCCTTATCCGTTTGCGACTTACGTATTTCCGCGCCGCGCTCCTTCGCGGCCTTATACCCGTCATCCCACTTTTGCGCCCAATTGAAGGTGAGGTTTCGGGCTTGCGGCCGAGGCACCTGGGTTCGGAGAATGTTGAGGAGGCGTGTCACCTCGTGGCCGGGCAGGGCGACCTGTTGGTTGTCAGGGTATTGGACGATGATAGTGTCGTCTTGGGTTATCCAGATGGAGAGGGCGTGTTGCGGTTTGTCCATCTTCTCACCAATAAACTGGAAGTTTACGGGCAGCGGCATTGCAACGTCTTATTTCTTTATGACCAGTGCGACCCTTCAGATAGCCCACACTTACGTTGTGGAAATCGCTGCGTTTTGGCATTCCGTCCATTATGTACCAGCAGTCACCGCAGACGGGGTAATCGTCTGGTAATACATCTTCGTTCTGAATCTCTTCCACGTTCATTCCCCTTGTATAGTAAATTGCGGCACCCGCACCTTCACCTCACGCCCGCGCCGGGTTAGCATGAGCTGCTGAAATTCCGGGTGCCGGTTGCGGTATTTGTAGGCGCGGAATTGCCAGGATTTAGCCTCGTCTTCGTCGGAGAAGGATAGGACCTGGGGTGCTACAAGTGCTGCGTTTAAGATGTCGCTAAGTTCATTCATAACCCGTTTGACTCCAAAACGTGAAGGTTATTTTGCAAAAATTGCGAAATGTTTTGTGGCGCGTTGTCGTTGCTCGGGCCGAAATATTCCGTAATGAATTGCACTAAATCCCGCGCGTGATCCAAATCAATGCCGCGTTCGATGTAAAGAGAAACGGCGATTTGTTCATCGTTCATTTGGACCTCGAAAGAGGAACGGGCAATGGTGGATATTGTACCATTGCCCGTTGCCATTGTCAAGTTGCGGATGCGGCTGGTGTTACGGCAAAACGTCCTCGATGCCGCAACCGATTCCGTCCGCGTTCAAGATGACGTTTGCGGTCGATCCGTCTGGAAACAAAAACGACATAATGTCGCTGTTGTCCGTTGCCGATGGCAGCTTGGTGCCGACCGCGCCCATTGTACGGCAAACCTCGGCCATGTCATCGAAATCACGCGGGTTCAATCGGTCGCCGATTTCGTCCGCGTCATATCCGTCCCAAGTGTAAATGGCGATGGCGCGGGCGATTTGTGCTTGTGTCATGTTGCGATTCCCATTGTTGTGCCGGGCTCGTGTTTACCGGCGGCCGTTCATCGCGGGTGTGCGATGCAATCGGTATGGTGATGATCGCACACCCATTGCCCATTGTCAATACCAATTACGGTCCATGATGCCGCGGATTTTCCGCTGCCGAAAACCGCGCTCATTCCGCATCGGCAATTCTCGGGGCTCGTCCGGGTCCGGGCCATTTGTCCAGTCGCGCATTACGTCGTCGCGCGTTGTGGAAAACTCTTGGGGGAGTGTGGCGTGGGCGATGCCGTTGTGACGGAATTTTGTGCGGATAAACATTTGGGGGCTCCTTTAGTTGTTGGCGCTGTGGCGCGTGGTGGGGTCTTTATTCACCTGGCCGTAACGCGATGACGTGTTGCAGTTTCTTGTACCGGATGTTTATAGCGAGTCCGGCTTCATTTGCCTCACGTTTGGATATGTAACAGCCTTGTGGCTGGCATTGGAAATCCTTTCCTGCATTCCAATCCGCGATTGCGTCCTTCTTTGATTTGTAATCGCGGCCATATGCTGGTGTTACGGTTTGGTATGTTGTCATAACAACCTCCGAAAAAAGGGCGCCGGTTTGTGTTGGCCGGCGCCCCTTTGGATCAAAACCCCATGGCGTCGAGGTCAACCTTTTTCGCCGAATCATCCCGTTCCTTCACGTTCCGGCGCGCGTGATCCCAGAACTTTTTGTTGCTTTCGTGTTCCAGGAACTGATCCAGGGCGTCAGAAAGTGTATCGAACGGTTCGGCGTTTTTCGCGGCGCGATGGTTGTTGATGACGTTCAACAACCGTTTGCCCGCCTTACCGTCCGCATCTTTCCAATACGGCGTTTTGTTGAACACGTTGGTGAGATGTTCTTTCGCGAGCTTATGCGCTTCTGCCTCGATTGGATCGGCGGGCTCGGCGGATTCGCGGGATATGCGAAGGTTGCCGGCCAACATGTTGTCTAGGCGTTTTTCCGCTTTGGCGCGGATCAGATCGGCCGACAACGGATTGCCGTCATCGTCCTTTTTATCCGCCATCGCGTCGTTGAGAACTTGTCTCAACCCGTAATTGAACACGTAATCGAGAACGTGTGGCGGGAATTTGCCGACGGGAACCTCGAGCGTGCCGTAAACGGATTGGCGGCCGAGGGGAATGGTGATGTTGTCTGGGATGTTCATTTGTTGCGCTCCGTGTGATGCGAGATTGCATCGTGCGTGCCTGCCGTAACAGGCACGAGGCGATGAAATCTTATGTTAGTGAGGTTAAATTCCATTCGCGAATAACGCTGTTTGCGGCGGCGATTGCGTCGTTAACGGCGAGTTCGGCTGCCGTATACGCTTCGTTTTCATCATCAAATTTGCGGTTTGCCCAGTAGTGTATCTGCAGACCGTATTTGATGCCAGGGTGAAATTTCCCGTTGCCGTCACTGACGGTCGTTGGCACGATGTAGGTGGAAAAATCGGCGATGTTCATTTCCGTCTCCGTGTGTTCAATCTCTGCACAACACCAATATGCCATTGTCCATTGCATATTACCAGTTTCAACGTGTTTCATGGTGTTGCAACATGTTTCAACACTCCAACGCCAACGGCGCGTCGGGATCGAACGGGTCGTCGAATTCTTGTTGTTTTGGTACAACAAAACCCGTTTGTTCAAGTTCGAGCATGTCGTTTTGTACCATTTGGTTGAGCACCATTTGTTTATCAATGGGTTTGTTTGTTGTATCGTCTTGCCACAATTCAACCGGGTGTTGGGCGCGCATTTCAACAATAA